ATGACTTCGAAGCAAAAGCTCACCATCCTCGCCATCAATGAGCGCAGCGGAACATCGATTAAAACCGGCCGCCCTTGGATCATCCGCGAAGCGCAGTCAATTCTGGAACAGGCGTCGAGCGAGGGCACAAGCATCGTGGTTGGCGTAATCAATTTGCCAACGGCACTGGCCGAAACACAACCTGGCGAATATCTGGCCGAGTTTGCGCTCGCTCAAGGGAATGGCCAAGACGCCGGAAGATTGGTCCCTCGCGTCGTGTCGCTCACCCCGTTCGGCCAAGTCCGTGCGCAGCCCAAATCCGACTCCAAGCAGGTGTAAAAGCTGAATGCCCGTCGGCTCAGTTCAGATCGTTCTTGTGTGCGTGCCGGTGTCGTCGGCGGAACAAACAAGCACCGTTGATCAGCAGGTGTGCGCTTCTTTCAACGGAAGCAGCTATCGACTTCAGCAGCAACAAGCTTACGTGCTCTCGCCAGACAGTGCGGGGTACATCGACTCGATAGCTCAGCCATTCGACTACGTCGCAGCGGCCGGCTTTTGGGGCGTGGCATTCACCACCATCGTGAGCTTGTGGTTGGTGAGCCACGGAGCAGGCGCAATCGTCAACTTTCTACGACGCGCCTAATTTTACGTTCGCGGGTCCACCGCATTTTTTTAGGGAAAAAAACATGAAGGTAAAGCTGCAACAAATTATCAAGATCGGCGGTCGCTTCGCTGTCCTGGCTGCTGTCGTTGGTGTTGGCGAAGCACGCGCTGCAACCACTGGTCCGGATTTCTCGACGCTCACAAGTGGAATTGATTTTTCCAGCGTAACCACTGGTGTGCTTGCCGTTGCGGCAACGCTGATCACTGTGTACGTCGGTATCAAAGGCGCGAAGATCCTCATCGGCATGGTACGCGGCGCGTAGGCCCAGTACTGCACATTGCTCAACGGGGGCTGCGGCCCCCGCTTTCATCACCGGAGGGTCGATGGACGTCAATAGTGCGTGGTACTTGCTGATGTTCGCGTTCGGAATCGTGTGCGCCTGGGCTGTTATCAGTGGTTTCAAGGGGGCGTGATGCTGCGCAAGAGAATTGTCGTATCTGTCGCTCTGATCTGCGTACTTGGTGTGCAACTGGCGCATTCACAGGCGCTGTTAGCGCCAGTCGAAAACTTGGTTATCAACCGTGCCGAGGCCGCGATTCTGACGCGTGTCGCTATTTCTCGCGGCTTTGCGGCAAATGATCCGCGCATAGCTGCAACGCTTACCTCAATGGGCCAAGCGTCAACCGCATTGAATGTCGTCTCGACAGGGGTTGCTGTGGGTCTTGGATTTGCGGGTGCGCCGGTATGGCTGACAGTTGCGGCCGGCTTAGGAATTCTCGCAGCGGGGTCTGCGTTGTACGCTGGCAGCGTGTCGCTCAGTCGCTCGATGGATGGAAAGACAATCACCGCTCAGCAACCATTGCCGCAAAGTGTCGGCGCAACTTACACGCCTGTTTCCGCTGCGCCGGCCACGGATAACAACATGGTGAATCCATGGGTATGGGCAGCACAACAAGGCATCCCGGTCTATCGCACGGCGCAATGTCAAAGTGGAGATGCGTTTTGCACAGCTTTTCCTAGCGTTCCGACGAGTGGGCAAAAAAACTTTGACTATTCGGCCGGCACCGTGGAAATCATTCCAAACACGATTCAACAGGTTCAGCAATTCGAGGGATACCAGCAGCAATACAGTGCAAACGGGGGCGTCACCAATCCGACAAACCCACAGTGGACCTACAGCGGCTCGAGCGTCTATTGGCAACCGAACGCCGATGGCACGCAACAAACGCTGTATATCTCGGTGAATGGTCAGCAGCAAGTCTACGACTCGACAAGCGGCAACTTCGTATGGCAGCCGCTTAGCAGGACCCAGGCGCTGACAAACTACACGATCGGACCAGGTGTTAAGCCGGCGACCGGGACTGACTTGTCCCAGGTTTATCCGCAACTACAGCCCGCAGCTTTGACGCAAACGCTCGACCCTTCAACGCTTGCAGCACTCACGAACCAGACCTGGCAACAGGCTGCATCCCAGCCAGGTTATCAGGGCTTGCCTTACTCAGCGACGCAGCCGATTTCCTTCGCAGATGTCCAGCCTTGGGTCGCACAAAATCCGACGCTTGCGCCGAACGTGTCGGATTTGTTTAGACCTGCAACCGACCCCGGGGTGACGCAGGTGACCATCAGTCCGACGGTGCAACCGGGTTCGGCTGGTGTAACAGATCCAGCCAGCAGTCCGAGCACCGGCGCAGGCAACAACGTCAACGTGGTCAATACGCCGAACGTCAATGTCGTCAATAAGGTCTCCGTTGATCTGGGGGCCGACCCCGGCGTTCAAGCGCCGACGCTAGAGAGCGCTCCGACTATCTCGATGATCTTGTCACCGCTGTTGAACTTATTTCCCGATCTGAAGGGGTGGAGCGTTCCTACCCATGGCTCTGCGTGTCCGGAGCCATCTTTTACCGCCTTTGGTAGGTCGTTCACCCTCTCGGCACAATGCGATCTCGCCGAGAGCCACAGGACGGGCATTTATACAGCGTTTGCGGCGATGTTCACTCTTGCCGCGCTCCTCGTCGTTTTGCGAGCATAGGGAGACGTCATGTTCGGAATTTTGGTGTCTGCCGCGAACGTATTGCTCGGGTTTGTTCTCCGGTCCGTTGTCGCGAAGTTCTTCCTGTATTTCGCCCTGTATTTCTTTGTCGGCGAGACGGTTGCGCTCCTGCAGAGCGCTCACTTCTTGCCTAATGCGTCGTTTCTTGCCGGGGCCTTCGGAGCCATCGGGGACGATGTTTGGTATTTTTTGGACCTCTGTGCATTCAGTTACGGCGCACCGCTGCTCGTATCGGCATACGTGACACGCTTCATTGTCCGCCGTTTGCCGATCATCGGCTGACAGACATGGCTATCAACGCATACTGTGGCGTGATGGGCTCCGGCAAGTCGTATGAGGTCGTCCAAGGCCCATTGCTTGATGCTATCGCGATGGGGCGTCGGGTGGTCACGAACGTGGATGGCATCAGCGAGGTGCGCATTCACGACTACCTTGAAAAAAACAATAAACTGACTCGCGAGAAACTTGGCCGCGTGGTGCACGTGCGCACGGACGACATTGTGCGCCCCGCGTTTTTTCCCATGGAGCACGAGTCCACAGATGGTGCAACTGTTACCGCTGGATTTGTTGAACCTGGTGATCTCGTCGTTGTTGACGAAGCGTGGAAGCTTTGGGCATCGGACAAGAAAATCTTCGATGAGCATATGGCATTTTTCCGTATGCATCGGCACTTTACGCATCCGGTAACGGGTGTGGCTTGCGATGTGGTGTTAATGATTCAGGGGATCGCTGACCTTCACCGCAAGCTGAAGGAGGTCGTTGAGCTTTCCTTCCGTATGCACAAACTCAAGTCGCTTGGCCTCGCGTCGGGCTATCGCGTGGAGCAGTACGAGGGTTGGAAGCAAAACAGTAAAACCCGCGTCGGTACTTACGTGCGCAAATACCGAAAAGAGATATTTCCGCTATACAAAAGCTATGCAGGTGCGGGCGGCACAGAGGCGACGGTAGACAAGCGGCAGAACGTTTTAGCAAATAAAACGCTTTGGCTGATGGCGGCCGTCGGCGTTGTGGCACTGTCCATCTCAATTCGTTTCATCTATACGTTTTTCCATCGAGCCCCCAAGGCCAACGAGGTCAGCGCCATGTCTCAGGCGGCTCCGGAAACCACCGCAACCATGCCCTCATCGCCGGTAGCTACGACCAGGCCGAAGGAGGCATTCTCTGATAGCTGGCGAATCGCCGGCACCTACGCTGGACCGGGGCAAGCATGGGTCGTTGTTGCCGATAGCGCTGGTCGGCTTCGTGTTGAGAGTCCTTCTATGTTTCAGAACGTGGGCACCGCTCGCGTAGGGACCATCGACGGCGATCGTGTATCGACGTTTTCGGGTGCGAAGGTCACCACATCTATCGGGAGCCCTGCGCAGGGTCTGGGAGCGCCATCTCGATGAGATATCTCGCTCTACTGTCGCTTGTCGCGGCCTCGGTGTCCTCGGCGTCGGAAAATGCGACGGGAATACCGCCACTGCCACCGTTGCCGCCTTCGCTGACATCGGCGCTGCCCGCTGGCTCGATGTTCGCTCAACCGCTTGTGCCATTGAAGATGGGAAGTGCGAAGTCGGTTGACCTGCGTATGGTGAACGTCGCGCAGGTGATCGATTTGATCTACGCCGATATGTTGCAAACGCAATACGTGCTTGCACCTGACGTTCTATCCGATCAACGCGTTGTCTCCTTCCGATTTGACCGGACCAAGGGCGACATTCGCGAAGTTGTAGCCAGCTTTCTTGAGTCCCTCGGCTTTGGCGTATCAACAAAAGATGGCGTGGACTACGTGTTCAAACGCGAGAAGGAGGAAGCGAAGGAGCCGGACAGGCACACATTGGTTTACTCCCCGAAGTATCGCAGCGCTGACTACCTTGCGCGCCTTGTGCAGCCTCTGTTCCGCGGTCAATTCACGATGAACCGAGCAATTCCGGCACAGTCTTCTGGCGAGCGAGCCAAAGTTGATGCACCACTTACATCTGCGGCCGGCATGGTTGACCAGTCCTCGGACACGATGGTGTTTCTTGGTACGTCCAAGGAGATCGCGCAACTTCAACAACTATTGCCGGCAGTGGATAGGAAGGTTGGCGAGGTCGCAATTCGTGCGTGGGTGTACGAGGTCTCCACAGACGATGAGAGGACAACGGGCTTCCAGCTCGCGGCCAGTGTTCTTGGCGGAAAGCTTGGCGTGTCTCTGGGTGCTGGAACGGTCGATCAAAGCGCAAACGCATTGCGCATTCACACGGGTTTTCTCGATGCGGCGATCGCGGCGCTCGATTCGGACTCGCGGTTTCGTGTCATTACGTCGCCCAATCTTCGGGTTGCTTCCGGCAAGCATGGGCGTCTCAATGTCGGGCAGTCCGTTCCCGTAATCGGATCAGTGTCATATCCGAGTTCAGCCGCGGCCCCCGTTCAGTCGGTGACGTATGAGGACGCCGGCGTGATTTTCGATGTACTCCCTGTCGTGAAAGACGATGTGATCGACACCGACGTGACAGTTGAAATTTCAGACTTTCAAAAGACAACAACCGGTGTGAATAGCTCTCCCACGAAAAACACACGCAAGTCGGAGACGTCAATGGCGTTGGCGGATGGTGAGGTGGTCGTGATGGGTGGGCTGGTGTCCGGCAAGGATTCCAAGATACGTAGCGGGATTGCCTGGCTGCCGTCTTTCATGGACGGTCGCACCGTCGAACACTCTAGCTCGGACATCGTGCTTGTCTTGCAGGTCACAAAGATTTAACCCATGTGGCAGGGGATCCATCGTGCGAACTATGACCGCTTCCATTTGCGCATGTGTCAAGGCTCGGCGCAGCCGATCGCGCAGCGACATGGCCTTTACACAGGCTATACCGCTTTACGCTTCGGGAACGGGTTGGGACGGCCACAGGTCGGCGCAACCCATGCCGAACTTGCGCGCTGGATGGTCTGCGAAGGCGTCGTGGGTTGCTTCGGGCGACCGTCTGCCCGCAGCGTGAAGCGAGGACAGCCGGGCGCGCGAAGCGCGCCTAGATTTATATCAGGGACACTTAACGTACGAGGGATAGCAATGAGGAAATGCCGCGAACACCTATTGATGGAACTAGTTCCTTCGGATTCGAGCCAGCTAGTGACACTTTCATTCACTGCCCGGGGCCTGACAGCGAAAGAGCTTAATCGCGTTTGGAATTCGGTCAGACGCGAACTGGTGCGACGACAGAACTGAAATAAAAAAAGCCCCGACCGCTGCAACGGTTCGAGGCTCCTACTACAGCATTACAAGGACAAGTTGCAATGCACGACGACAGTATAGGTAATTTTTCGGCGTTTCGCCGGGAATGGGTGGTTCGTGGTCGGAATTTTGGCGACGGGCAGGTTGAGGTTACGGCTACGCGATTCGACCGGTATATGGGTGCGCAGGGGTTAAGCCTGATGCCTCGGGCGAAGCGCGGAGAGTCGGAGAATACCGAACAAAACCTCATGGATGCAGCAAAGCGGGCCAAACAGCAGGTACGTTTGCGATGTAAGGCGATAGGTGCTGATCGCATGATTACTTTGACCTATCGCGAAAACGTGTTGGATAAGGCGAGGCTGAAGAAGGACTTTGACGCGCTTCGGCGGAGGCTCGGAAAGGTTAGAGGGTTTCAATACGTTGCCGTCGCGGAGCGGCAGAAGCGTGGATCGTGGCATCTCCATATCGCGCTGAAAGGCCGGCAAAACTATAGTGTGTTGCGGTCGATTTGGTGGAGCATCGTGGGGGACGGTAACGGCAATATCGACGTGCGGAACCCGTTTAGGGAGAAGGGTTTGCGTCATAAGCTCGCGTCGTACCTCAGCAAATACATCACCAAAGACTTCGCTGAACACGCACTTAACGAGAAGCGATACTGGACCAGTCGCGGCGTCGTGATTCCCGAGCGACATCCTATTGCACATCTGATCTGCGATAACGCGGCCGAAGCCATCAAGGTGGCATTCGACGCTGCTCTAAGGGTCGGGTCGACGCTTGATCGTTGCCAGTCGTATTGGAATCAGGATCTCGGTTGTTTTTGGCTTTCGACACGGGAGACATGACATGGTCGATATTTTTCTATCCGCACAAGAATTAGCAGTGCTTACGGGACGAAAAATGAAATCTAAGCAGATTGACGCGTTACGTCGAATGGGCGTTGCGTTCTTCGTCAATGCGTGTGGGCGTCCGGTCGTGGCGCGCTCCGTGATTGAAGGAGGAAGACCGGGCAAAGTGAACTCTGGTTGGGCACCCGACGTCATGCGAGCATAA